CCGACAGGGTGAAGGGTAAAGGTAAACTTGCCTTCAGCAGACGGGTTCATATCCCATTGCAGACCACCAACGCGAGCATTGAAGGCGTAAGCAACGACATTTGCACCATCTTGATCGTACACAGCAATAACATAGCTACGAATGGTAGAGCCGTCATAACCATCGGAACGAATCTGCAACAGAGCTGTATCAGACGGGTTCCATGCAGCCGTAATGGTCAGCGAAGTCACCTGATTCTGGGTGGTGATCTTAGCGCCGGTACGCGCACCAGCAACGGCATAGGTAGCAGAAGCATCATCAGCGCCAAACGGTGGGATCGTCTCGACAGGAATCTGCATACCACCAGTACCAGTACCGCCAGCAGAAGTGCCGACAATATCTGCTACTTGGCCGGTCCAAGTTGCGAGTTGTGCATCGGTCAACGGGGTCGGGGTCGCGTCATCTTGCATCCAAAGGGTTGCGACATAACCCGGCATTACTTTGTTAATCAAGGCCATTTTATGACTCCTAAGTAAAAGTTAAGGTTAAGACGCAATATACATCAAGCAATCGAGATTCACTTGCGCCATTTTCGTATCATTATCGTATGTGTTGTAAACCCAACTTACATCAATTTTGCCTACAGCAAAACCACTTGCGCCACCAAAATTGCCTGAATACCCATGAAGCGCATGAATAATAGCTTGCGCCATTGTAAACGAATCCTCTGTTGTTTGTGCAAAGCAGGTTACTTGAAAAACAGGTGTGTCGATACCTTTGTTATTCTGCAATGTACCAGCGAATACAGGTTGATGAACATTCCTGAGATTCCAAGTGGCAAACTTAGGTTGACTTGCCCAATTTCGGTTGAAATTTGCATACACCGGAATCGGAGAAAGGATCGCTGACAATTCATATTGAATTGCTGGCGCATAAACAAGAACGGAATTCTGTCCCATCAGACCGCCGTTCCCGGTTGATTGTATGCACACATGAAAGTAACCTTCATCCTGTCATTACTTTCTTTCACATTAACAATACGCCAATTCTTATTGCGGTAAGTAATTGAGTATTCGCTTTGATTGTTAGCGATTGTCCTCATGTTTGGAGTGTAATTGAATGTAAGATTTATCATGTCTTGATAAACACGATAGTTATCCGCAATCAAAACATCGTTTGCAACATTACCAACCAATGCCCTCGTATCAAACCAAGTTGTTTGCACGGTCGTTTGTTCTCCAAACGCAGAATTGGAGAATGTAAGATTGTTTACGCTGATGTTTTCGTAGCGGACAATGCCCATCACATCACCAATGGCTTGTAAGAGCGAAGCAATGCCTCTACACCGAACGGAATTTGTTTCAGGTATCGCGTTTCACCAGTCTCTGAACGGTTGTTGTAAAGATGCGTGAACAACAATAATCCAGCCTGCTTCACCACGGGATAAGATGCAATTGGATTTGCAACCGTGGTGTACTCAACAACAATAGGCGCAGTCCGTTCAGTATTGATGTTGGTCGAGAGCGAGTTGACCACCACTTTATTCCCGGAGGCATCATAGTAGTAATCGCTTGCCGATACCGTTTGCATCGTATTTGAACCATCCCAGTATTTAACCGAGTTGATCGTTACGCCGCTTTGAGACGGGCTGTAATTCTGGCTAACCTCTGGTAAGTCCAGCGCAATTGGAGTGGCCACAAGGCTTTGTATGCCGTAATAGACCCTATATTGAACGGGGAATATCGACAGGCCAAGGTAGTCCTCAATGTGTTGCCGTACCGCCAATTCCAAACTCTCAAGGTATGAATCCTGCGATTCATCCTCAAACAGGTTGATCTGCTGGGTAATTTCATCCAGCGTCAACCATTGCGTTGCAATATCGCGGCTGATCTGCTCAACCTTTACATAGTTGAACGGATTTCTAGTTACACCCAACGGCAATTCATTGATTTGCGCGGACATATTATTCCTTACGCGGCAGACATCCGAACGCCAGCAAACGGATTGCGAACCGTGCTTGCAACTCGTTTTTCACCGACAAAAGTAACAAAGCCGGGAGAGGTTTGTTCAAACATCTGAAGGCTGAATTCTTCTACATCTGCAATGGTCAAAAACTCAGACCAGTTTGCTAGATAGATCGGGAACGCAGCGGACAAGTAATCGTTAGGAATGACAGGCCAGCCAAAGATACGGCCAACAGCAGCCCCATCCTCATCACCAACCTCAAGGAAAATTGGCAGACCTTGGCTATCGGTCATGTCTCGCAAGGATTGAATCATTGACGGCTTGATGTGCCATGCAGTACCCGGAAGGCTCCAGTATTGGCCCGGGAACGCATTTGCCATTCCGACAACATCAGAGTATTCCAAAGTTGCGCCTTTGTTTACGGTAGCAATATCATGAATGCCATCAGTAATCGCCGTGCCAGAGGAGCCATAGGCGCTTGCGGTATCGGACCCATAGGAATCCAAACCACGCAGCCCTGAAGTTCCGCCGGTAGTCGTGGTTGACGAACCGCTTTGGTCATCATTGACAGCCATAGATGCGGCTTCCAAGGAACTGAATTCCAAAGCCATGTCACGAATCAGCGTTTCTTCTAGTGCGTTAATGTCATCTAAAGCCGCCGTGCGAACAGGCAAAGAAGTAATCACGCAACGCACCGGCAATTGCCAGATAACAGTAGAGGTATTCGGAGAACCGTTGTTAGCGGTGAAGGTGTAGCCCCAAGGATTCGTCGCATTGGTCGAATTACCCGTTTTGGCTACAAAAGTAACATCAGAGTGTCCAGGCGCAGGAATGACTCGCGCACCTTGACGGAAAGGGTTAGCGTATCGAAGCGCAGCAAAGGCTTCGTCGTATTTATTCAGACCACCAGCACCCGAACCCGATCCAGTCAGAGCCGAGGCTTCCGACAGGTTAATCGTGACTTTTTCGCCGGTCTTGATGGTGTGTTCGAGTTTTTCCGTGATCGTCATATTAAATCCTTAGTAAAAAAACTAGGGAAAATGGGGGCCGAAGCCCCCATCCCTATCAAGCGCCAGTTGCGGTAGAACGCAGACGGACACAGGCAAACGGATCCACTACCGAGGTTGCCAGACGCTTCTCACCAAAGAAGGTGATGTAGCCAGGGGCGGTCTGGTCATAGCGGCGAACCACCATGTTCAGACGATCAACGATGGTGTGGAACTTCTGCCAATCACCAAACCACATCGGATACAACTCGGTCGTACCAGCGGAGCCAGCGGCGGTCGGAGCGTCAGCGTAGTTGTTGACAACCACATCGTAGCCCATCAGACGACCAATAACACCATCGGTCATGCCCGGAGCCATACGCTCAAACACCGGAGTGCCGTTATCGTCAACCAACCCACGAATAGCCGCCAGCATCAGCGGGCTAATCATGAACTTGTTGCCGTTGTTCCAGTATTGTTGCGGCAGAGCGTAGATCAAGTTGACAACATCGGCAAACTTTACATTGTTAGCAGCGGCGTTACCGTTCGTGGTCAATTGGTCATAGGTGGCGATGCTATGCAGGCCAGCGGTAGCGCCAGTGCCAGAAGTACCAAAAGCAGCCGTGGAGGTCGTACCGCCAGCGTAGGAGGCATTGTCACCGCCGTACTGATCCAGACCGCGCAGACCGTTGGTTGCACCATAATCCGTGGTGGTAGAGCCGGATTGATCGTTGTTACGAACCATCGAGCCACCTTCGGCTTGGCTGAACTCCATCAGCATATCGTCAACAACATTGGCTTCCAGGCCGTCAATGTCATCCAGAGCCGCCGTGCGGATCGGGAATTGGACATTCATGTCGGCCATGTTCAGTTGCCAAATAGCCGTCGATTCCGTGGTTGCCGAACCATTGTTTTGAATGGTGTAGCCCCAGCTAACACCAGCGTTGCCGGTCTTGGCGCGGAACTGATAGGTGGAACCATCGGTAGCAACGGAACGGGACAGGCCGCGCATCGGGTTAGCCAGACGCAGAGCATGGAACACCGGATCGTAAGCGGTACGGCCACCAACGCCAGCGCCGGAGCCGGTAAGGGCAGAGGCTTCCTTCATATAGGCATCGTACTGATCGACAGATTCAAACATCTTGATCTCTTGTTCCATACGGTTGCCCGATTTGGAGAAATCACGAAGTTGCTCTTTGACCATCTTGTTCACATCGCCACGAATGGTCTTTGCGGGTTTGATGATTGCAGGGGCGGATAGGGTGGAAATCTTGGCTTCCAAAGCAGCGATTTTCTCGCTGATTTCAGCTTTAACACCTTCCACAACTTCAGCGGACTTGGCTTCGACAGCAGCAATCTTTTCGGCTTGTGCAGATTCGATA